GAACGACCCCGTCACCGGCGACAAGGCCCTCCAGATGGTGCGAGACTGCTTTGACAGGGCCTTGGAGTTCCTGGAGGACATAGATGTCTGGGAGGTGGAGTACGACGCCTCTGGTAGCCTTCCAGGGCTTTCGGTTCCGGTGAAGGCGTTCATCGATCTCATCGGTGAGTACCGTGGCAAGGTAAAGAAGGCCCACGGTCCGATGATCGTAGACTGGAAGACGGGCAAGACCAAGCCGGGTAACTTCCAGCTTGAGACATACAGTGCACTGCTTCGTGACCACTACGAGGGCAGCGCCGTGCCGAAGTTCGGTATGTACGCAATGCTCGCCCCCACGGCGAGCACAGCCCGACCCATTGACCTCTCCGAGGTGGACCCCGCAGCCATCGGAGCTCGCTACCAGAAGGTTCGGGAGGGTATGGAATCCATGCAGATCAAGGCTCGCGAGGGTCGGAGCAAGTGGACGTGCGGCATGTGCTTCCAGTCTCCGAACTGCCTCGCGTGGAACGATTTCCCAACTCCGCGTGCCGTGCATTACGACAAGAGCAAGCGGGATCAGCCCCCGTTCTGAAGGGAACAGCATGAGTAGCATGCGGATCGATGGCGACAAGAGCGCCAAGCTGTGGGCCAAGCGCCTGCGCAAGTTGCTTGACGCCATCGAAGAGGATGGTGGATACGTTGCGGTTCACTGCGACATGCCGATCGTGGCTGTAGTCAAGGACGGTTACACCTGGACCACGGGCGGCGAAGACGGGACCGGTGTCTTCTGATGAACCAAGAGGGCATGGACGACAGGTACTACTTTGCCGACTGGGGAGGGTGCACCTGCACCGAGGACGAGATAAGCCCTGACTGCCCCTTGGCAGACGAACACGAAGAAGAGATGGAAGACTAGTGGCACTGGAAGTAGAGTTCGGCATCCCCGGAGAGGTCAGCTTCTCCTACGTGCACATCAAGGGCACGCCTGAAGAGCTTGGCCGGGTGAACTACGAGATGCTTGGCGCTCTGTTCACCTCCGCCATGTTCTCGCACAAGCAGGCCGAGAAGGCCGCCATCGAGCGGCTGAAGAATGGCGAGACGGCCCTTCTCCCGGCCGTTCGGGTGGAGGTTGACCCCGAGGACCAGGAGCCCTATCTCAAGCTCCTGAAGGAGGAGCTGGGGGCTACCAAGGTCTCCTCCGGGGCGGATCGGGATGAGATGGAGGCGGCGTCTTACGATGCTGCCGAGGCTCCGTACAAGGCCGCCCCTCCGGCGGCCAAGAAGAAGCCCTGGGAGAGCGGCAAGCCCACCCCTGCGGTGACGGTAGACGTCACCGACTGGTAGTCACCCCTGCTACACTGACCAAGCACACCAAACCTAGGAGTAAACGTGGCATCGTTCGACGAAATCTTCGTCAAGAAGTCCGGCGGCTCGAAGTTCCTCAAGTTCACCGAGGACAAGGAGACCTTCCTTGTTCAGCAGACCGGGGAGCCGGAGGCCCGTGACCAGAAGAACGCCAAGGGGCAGGTTGTCTACCTGGTCAAGATGAAGGAAGCCCCCAAGTACAAGCCGATGGGCGCGGACGAGTTCGACGAGGACTCGGAAAACGTCGAGAACTTCTTCAAGCCCGACCCGGAGTACGTCGTCCCGGTTCGGATCATCGGCCACAAGGACGCCAAGGGCGAGGCCGTCGAGGACCAGGTCGGCAGCGATGTCACCTGGGACACGTCGGCGGGCGACACCTTCGCCAAGCTGAAGGACGCCGTGCTCGAAGAGGGTGTAGGTCTGGAGGTCGGGGCTGTTTACGCAGTGAAGCGGCTCGACTCCAAGGCCAAGCCGTACACCTACTCGGTCAAGGTCATCAAGACCGCTGACCAGGTGGCGGACGAGAAGTAAGGTTCAAGGCCGGGCCCCCCAAAGGGCCCGGCTGTCAAGGGGCGGCTTGGCAGCGCAGCCGGTTCGATTCCGGCGTCCGGATGGCTTCGGGTGGGGTTCGATTCCCCTCCGCCCCACGCAAACCCTGACAAATTCACCCAAAATCTCCAGGAGGAAGCATGCCCAAGATGAAGGTTTACCAGCTGATTCACCACTTGGAGAAGCTGGTTCTGGACACCCCGGAAAGCGAGGACTTCGACGTCTACCTCCCGGACGGCGATGAGCTCTGGGGAGCGTCCATCGTGACCATGAACATCAATCACGACGCCGAGCAGGTTGTGGAGCTGTACTGATGCCACTCACTCCCGAGCAGGAGAAGGAATTGGACGAGATGGCCAAGCGGTTCGAGGAGACTAAGGGCGGTAAGTGATGCAGATCAGCTACACTTACGATCCTCGCGACGGCGAGACCGAAGACTGCTACATGGTCGTCGCCACCAAGTCCGAGTGGGAAGAGATCATGCGAGACCTCGATGGCGTCGGACACTCGCGAGCCACGCTGGATCTGATTCGAGACCTCAAGGGTTGGGGGATGAGCAAGTGAATCGCACCAGGTTCTACTTGTCGGACGGCACCCCGCTCCTGGCCGACGTCGAGATTGACGTCTTTCGCGAGGACATGAAGAGCAAGATGACCGAGCATCACCACTTCAACATTGACGTCCCCGGCGGAAAGCGGATCACCGTGTTCGTTCGGCACATCGTAGCCATGGAGGCAGTGGAGTGAAGCTCCCCGAGAATGACACGACCTTCGTCGGGTGGATGATGATGTTCCTTGCGGCCATCATCTTCATGGGCCTGATCCTCAAGGCAGTAACGGAGTAAGTGTGAAAACATTGCACCGCACGGTCAAGCGGGGGGTGTCGGCGGGTGAGCCGCTGCCTTCCCCTTGGCCGATCTTCGAGAAGCGGCAGATGCACTTCAGGCGAGGGTCCATCTCCATGATTGCCGGGCCTCCCGGTTCCATGAAGACAGTCCTTGCCATGAACATCGTTCGTCGCATGGGGCCCAAGGTCCCCACGCTCTACCATTCATCCGACTCCGACGACTTCACCATGGCAAGCCGAGCGCTTGCCATGCACCAGAACATTCAGACTTCGGCCGCCGAGAACGAAGTCATGCTCCAGACCAAATCGGCCTACGAATCACTGAAGAACTACCAGCACATCCGCTGGTCGTTCAAGTCTTCCCCCACGCTCGAACACATGTGGGCGGAAGCCGAGGCGTACCGCACCCTGAAGGGCACGTACCCTCACCACACGGTCCTGGACATCATGATGGACGTGGACTACGAAGGCGCCGGAGAGCAGAACTACTGGGCCCTCATGGCCGAACTGAAGGATCTCGCACGTGAGCAGGAGACGGCACTCACTGTTGTGCACCACACTTCTGAAAGCGCAAAGGGTGGGTCTCCTCCGCCTCGGTCCGCTATCATGGGTAAGGCCAACCAGCTTCCAACTCTCATTCTCACTCTGTGGGGTGACAGTCACCGTGGAAAACTGGACGTCGCAACTGTGAAGAACAGGTTCGGCGAGCAGGACGCCATGGCGAATCACTACTTCACCATGAAGGCCGACCCGGCAACGTGTTTCATTGATGAGCTCGAAGATCCCATGATCTTCGACTCCAACAAGCAGGAAGACGAGGAGTGGTAATGAGCGACGAGACGATTACGGCCATGGCGTCGGGCTTTGAGGGCGGCCTCTTTGGCCTGACCGCCATCAAGTACTACCTAAAGCGCGACAAGGCGCACCTCAACGCCCTGATCGTGACCCTTCTCCTGATCTTCAGCACCGCCGCCTACCTGGCGGTGAGATAGTGTGCGAGAAAGGCCACTGCATCTACACCACGTGGCGGAACGGTAAGTACGTCTACGTCTGCATCAACTGCAACGAGGTGATCTCCGAATGAAGCCGGTCGAGGGTAAGCTGATGAAGCACATCGGCATCCTGATCACCGAGAGTCCCGACCGCTGGGTGATGGATGATGTGGAGGACGAGATCAACACGGTCATGTCCAGCCACTTCAGCAACTGGGACTACACCATTACGATCCAGGATGTGACCGAGTGACGGAGATTCCCTGTCCTACGTGCGGAGGTTCGGGTCAGCAGTCGTTACCGACTCCGGCC